TTAGATTATATATTACTAGATAACTTTGCTACAGATTGGGCAACTGAAAAAAATTTAAAAGAAGCATTAGACACTTATCATCCTGTACAGGATTTTATTGAAAGTAATAAAGCATTAATTATTGATGCTGTAAACAAAGTATTTAATGTTAATACAAAATTTTTAATACATGGTATACAAAAATTTAGTAAAGAAGAAGAAATTATTCCACATGATGACTATACAGGTGAATTGCTTATGCCTGATGGTAATATTCCGTATAGTAAAATGCCTATAAGAGCAATACTTTATTTAAACCCTGAATATATGTATGGAACACACCTACATAAAGAAGAACCCGGCTGGGCAGACCAAGATGATCCACGTTGGTGGGTACACATGTGGGATAAAGGTAAGGAAATAGGCGGACAACCTGGCCAACTACTAATTATAAAACCAAACGAAAATTCTTGGCATTCTGTAGGGTGTTATAATACAACCTTAGATAATAGAATAACTAGTAACTGGATTTTTCAAAATTAAATAAATAAGAGTATGAAAAACTTTTTACACAACATATCACAAAAAAGTAAATCTGCATTAGCATGGTTATGGCAAAAAACTAAAGTTGCTGGAAGATTTTTAATTGATCTATCTATAAAGATATGGAGAGCAATTCTAAAACTTTGGTTTAAAATTATCTATGAAGAATATGAATTAACCGTTTGGTATTTAAAAGATGCAGTCAAAGACAAAGATGGTAATATCACAACCACAAGAACCAGTAAAAGATACCTGTTAAAGAAAATAACAAAGAAAACACCTAAACATATTAAAGGAAAAGATATGGAAGGTAGATTATTTGAAATTAGAACTGTTGAACCTTTTGATTTCCAAATAAGAAAAATTTATTAATTACTCGTCTGGCGTCCAATCTTTTAAATTTCTAAAAAACATATAGTAATGTCTAAAATCTTTTAGTTGTTGTTTGGCATGAAACAATTCTAAAGGTATTCCATCACCATGATTTACTAAAGGAAAATAATATCTTTTTATTATACGTTCTAAATTATTTACATCTTTTTTTAAGGCGTCTCTCAAAATATTATTGTACTCTAAATCAGTAACTAAATCTACAAGCCAATAATGATAAGGGTGTTCAGGATTAAATCCTTTAATTATATCTCTAGTTTGATAATAAATTGCTCTTACAGGATTCATACCTTTTCTATATAGATTCATGATTTCTTTAAATCTAAAACTATCGTGCTCTGTGGCCATATTTTTTACTACTCTAGCATAATCTTTCTTCATAGCCTTTTTTAAGGAGTCGATATTTTTGCCAATATTCTGATGATACTCTTTTAAGAGTTTATCAAATATTTTTTGATATTTTGTAGATAACTGCCCATAATAGACATCTTTTATTTCGTCTATTTCTATTGCGCCTTCAAGTAGTGTATGTGGAATTGTTTTAGTTCTTTGATACTTATCTAGTTCAGTAGTTATCCGCAAAACAACAAAATCGATTATTTCGCCTTTGCTCATATGTATATTTATTCAGAATGAATTTTTAATATAGTATGTAGTTTTTCTGTACCTTTGTTGTAAGACAATGTAACTTTGGCACCATTATGTAGAGGTTTTGGCCACTGCCCAATATTAACCCAGGCGTAACCCGCACTTTCTCCGTTTAGTTTAGGTGGTTGAAACTCTTGATCAACAACATATACAAAACTATAGTAGTAAAACTTTTTATCTTTGCTTTGATAAACGTCTAAAGGATTTAGTTTTTGAAGTTCTGGAACGAACCCTATTTCTTCGTCAAGTTCTCTTTGGATACATTCGTAAGGAGTTTCGCCTTTCTCAATAATACCGCCCCAAAATCCCCATGTGTGATTGAATCGTTTGTTGCCTTCTCGTAATTGCAACATACATCTTCCTGTGTCTTTGGCAAGGAATAAAACTCCTGCCGCTGTTGTGTTCATTATAAACTAAGTCTCCAAAATCCTGGATTGTATTCTCCTTCATAACTACTTATCCAGGCTTTGCCTGTCCATTTATATTGTTTGGAAGTAAATGAGTTATTTAGATAATGAATATCACTACCACTGGCACTAGCATCAAACACTACAGTCCATGCAGAACCGTTGTATTGAATAATGTCGTTTGCCCCGGCATCTACGTCCCAATTAGGGTATCCTGATTTTGTGATTTCCTCTGTAATTAAATATCTTTGTCCGTTAGAGGCGGCCGCTAGAGTACCGTCTCCAGGGTAATTTGATCTTGGATCTATAATTTTATCCACAGCAGAAAGTGTATTTGTAGGTAGTGTGTCTGTATCTAAATTAAAAATTAATGATGTATCACTTGTTGGATTTTTAGTTACGGTGCCATATACCAAGTTTAATAAATTATTTGAGTCTCCGCTAATATTTAATTTAAGTAAACTTGTTGATCTTATTTCTCCAAGTTGTTCTATTATACTGGACCATTTTACTTCGGTACCATCTTGTTCTACTAGTGTAGCAGAAGAACCTATAACTTGAACTTTATAATCTCCTGGTGTTGTAACAATTTCAAATGTATCTTCTATTGAACCAAAGAAATCTGCATAATCTTGGCTATACCCTAGTTCAGAAATATCTGATATTGAATGAACATTATTTATAATTTCTTGTATAATAGTTTGTCTTTTTACTTTTGCTGGAGGACTTATCCAAATAGGTAACGCAAATGTTAAAGTTGATATATCTAAATTTTCATCTACACCTGCTGGGATACCTCTACTACTCCAAGCAATATCTGTAAGTTCAACTTCAAATACACTGGTCCAATCTAAAGGGTTACTATTAGACTGTAACTGTATGCTTGGATTAAATAAAACAAATATTTGTTCTAATACTTGTAATTTAGTATCAGTATTAGTAGTCCAAATATCAACATTAACTGTTAAATTATATGGAACAGGCATATATCTTTGTGTTGAGTATAAGTTTCCTTGTTCAGAAGAGTATGTTCCTGTTTCTTTATTAAATTCTCTTTCTGCTATTTGATTTGTATCTACAAAGAAGGGCTCTGCTATTCTATCTCTTGCAGGCTGAATACTTTGTATAGTAACACTTATAAACGGAGCACTATTAATAACGTTTTCAGAATTGTTACGCAATATATTTGCTACTATCCTACTAGCATCACCGTATCTTGCTGGAACACGATTATAACTTACACCGTCTTTTGTGTATTCTCTTACTTTAAAGTTTGAGAAAATTCTAATGACCTGAAGTAGATAACGTTTTATCTGTTCGTCATACCAATAATCTAAATTCTTTCCTGCCATTAGTTGTCTGTCCTAGGTTTGATAACTTTACTTAAATTTGTTTTTTCGTTAGCATCGGTGCCATCGCTTTCGCTTGTGATATTATCGTTATTAATAAATGTAGCAAGTATTCTGTTTGCCGCTGACCAAGCCTTACGTCCGTCTGAACCTACGTTTAACCAACGTGTCCCTGATTTTTTAAATAATCTATTTGGGCTAAAGTCTGTTCTCAAGAAGTAATCACCGTCAGTCGTTCCACTTATTGGGAACGTTGCTCCACTGCCAACTAAACTTAATCCGTTTACAGGTGTGCCATCTGCTCCCCCAAAGTCTATACTTGGTTTGTCAGGAACTGATTCATCAAAATATAAGTGGGTAGTATTTCTAAATTGTGGGTCAAAAGGTACGTCTTTTTCTGCCTGCTCTAGAATTTTATCATTTATATTAATATCATTTGCGTATGTACTAATTAGGTTTCTTAAATCTTCTTCCTCTTCACCGGTACCAAGAATATCTCTGTACTCTTGTGAATCTGTAATTGGTCCTAATTTTACTCTCCAAAGATGTGGCCACCAACGTGGGTCATACCCTTCTGCAGGCCTACTAGCATCTGTAACCACATAATATCTGTTAATTGCTTCATCGCTACCTAACAGTAAGTCGTCTCTTAAATGCGGTAATTCTAATACATCACCTGCCATTAATTTTCTACCAACTGCTTCTACCATACTTTCTATGTGGAAATTCATAAACAGAGTATCGTTTGCCAAAAACATACCAAATTGTGTTAAGTCAAATGCATCACCATCGCCTATGTTGTATTGTCCACGTAATTCGTAAATGTCTTTATCGTACTTTCTATCTCTGTTTTCTAAAAATAACAAATCTTGTATAAAAACTTCTGAATCATTTGCGGCACTACTAGGTCTTGTAGGGTCTCCTTCATCTGGAGTTGTATGTACACCTAAGTATTTGTGTATATGTACACCGGTACCACCGGCATAAAGGTGCTCTCCGACAATTCTGTCAGTGAAGTTGTAGTCATTTGTTTTGACTGGGTTCCATAAACTTAATTTAGGCATACTACTATTTATCGCCTTGCAAATCCTGTATTTATTTCACATGCTTTCACACAGGTAATACAGTACTTTTCTTTAGTTTCTAAATTTCCTTTTATACCTTTTTCAAGTGTATTGCTTAAGAAATGACTTTTCAAAATATTTTGCACTGGATTATTATCACTAGGTATTAGATCTTGACGATTTCCTATTAAGGTTGTCATTTGTTCATCTCCCATATTTAAAGAACTAGCAATATAACAGCAAGGAAGTAAAGCACCGTCACTATCTATGTATAGATTTGCAGTAGATCCTTCACTTATTTTACAATTTACTTTAGATATATTTTCTGATTCATGTATAAAATCTTTTATATTATATTTGCCCGGCTCGTAATTTTTATTAGGAATAATTTTAGGATCTTTTATTTTTCGTCCATTTGTATATTCTGTATTAGGAAAAATCGAATATGCAAATGTACCGTCAGCATTATGCACTGGCATAGTTTCTATGGATTCGTCAGTTTCATTAAATCCATATGGTGTTTTAACATGTAATTTTATTCTATGTCTTTTACAAAGCATCTGTAGTTCTTCTATCTGGTGTTCATTGTGTCTAAATTTTAAAAAATTTGCATTTGTTTTCGCTCCTGTTTTATTATATGCTAACATATTTTCCCAGACTTTTTTCCATTTTACATTTTTCCTGTAGATATGATTTGTGTCTTGTAAACCATCTACAGCAAAAATACAAGTGCATTTTCTTTCTTTAAATAAATTGCCTAATTTTTCAAACCATTCTGTATTTCGTAGGCCCCCGTTAGTGTGTAATCTTATAATTGTATTTTTATTACAAAGTAATAAATATTCTAAAATATCTAATAGTTCAGAATTACTTACAGCATCTCCTTTGGTGCCACAAAAGTCCCATTGAACAATATTAGAACAAAAATCGCTACCTAATTTATTTCTAAAAAAATCTAGACCCAGTTGTTGGTTTTTAATAATTGGGTTTATTACTCCTCCTGCATGGGTTCTCACACAACCAGGGCATTGAGCATTACATTTATCGGTCAGTTCTACATGAACTCTTTTAATTTTATCTTTAAGGTATGCCATTTTTATATTTATCGTAAAAAAATTATGTATGTATATTACTCCGATAAATATTTACACTGGAGAGTTGGCTGAGTGGTCGAAAGCGCCTCCCTGCTAAGGAGGTAACTGGGTAACTGGTTCGAGGGTTCGAATCCCTCACTCTCCGCCAGGAAAAAAATTATGAGAAATATCAATATATTTTATTTAGAAGACGGATTTCAGTTTAGTAAAGAAGCATTAGAACAGCACATGTCATTAGGCTGGACTGGTCGTGAGCCTTTACCATTACATGTATTAACCCAAATAGAGTTAGAGCAGAACTTTAATCCGTTTAACGAGTTATTTGATATTAATATTATAAACAACGGTGACGTAAGTAAATGTAAAACAAACGAAATTACTCTTGTGCCTATAGATATACAAAGTTTTCCTATTACTATAGAAAATCGTAAGTATTATGAGTTATCACATTTTGGTATTGAAATAGATAAGATTGTACAACATATACTTTCTTTAAATTTACCTAATTTAGCATTTTTATTTTATTCTAGTACTGAGCCATATTTTTATGATGCAAATATTTATTTTGCAGAACTTGGCGCAAAAAATCCTCACATTAATATAATTTTAAGTGGATCAGGTGAAACAGAAGATTATTTTGGGCACTTCACAACACATACAAGTAGGATTTCTAATGTTCATAAAATACATAAACTTTGGTATTTTGATAGAGTTCATTATATGACTTTTTTATCTGAGAACGATGAGTTTAAGAAAGTACATATGGAATTAGATAGAACGATGTCTAAAAGAGAAAAAAGTCTTTATAATGTTGTATCTAATAAATTTGTATGTACATTAAGAAACTGTAGGTCACACAGATTATTATTTTCTACAATGCTAGAAAATAGTGCAATAGGTTTGGAAGATATCACCTATGGTAGATTCTACAGTTTAAGACCAACTGATCTTATGAAAATTGCAAATAATCAAAATACTAAAGACGAATATCCATATCATATAGAATTAATATCAACAAGTTTAAATCAATTATTAAACAAAGAAAAATTAGAAGATAGTTTTATAAAACAAATGATGAATAATCTTATGAGTCGTCCCCATATAATAGATATGAAAAATATAGATGATAGAGGTATACCAGGCCATTGGCTATATGAAGATTGTGATATAGTAATCTCACCTGGCGGAGAACCATACGGATATGGATATGTAGATGAAAAACAATTTATACCTATGGCATTTAAGAAACCTTATATAACTTTTGGATGTAAAGGTATATATGAGGAATTAAAAAATATAGATTTTAAAACATATGATGACTGCTGGCCTGTTAATTTTAATGAAGCAGATACATTATACGAAAGAGTAAAAGGCTTCTTTACAGTATTTGAATATATAAGAAATTTAAGTCCTATAAAATATCAAGAATTATTGGAACAGACAAAAGAAAGTGTTGAATTTAATTATAATCATTTAGTTGAAGGAAAATTTAGAAGAAAAAGTAATGAAAACTTTTTTAAGGAGTTAAACAATGCCTGCAATTAGAGGAGCAAGGCCTGTTAGAAATAAAGAAATACAGGATTTTCATTGGCATTTAGATAAAAACGATTTGAAGAATGTAACACTTTCTGAATACGAAAAGGTTTGGAGAGAATGGATAAATTATTCTAATACAAAATCGTTACAAGGTTTAGAAAACTTTACTCATGTAGATTATACACAAGGAACAAGTCAAACATTTGATCAGTTTATTTTAAGGCATAGTAAGGACAGGGAAATAATTGTTCTTAACGGAGATTTTCAATATCATGCTTGTTTAGGGAAACATGTACAATTTCAGACTCTACATTCTCCACATCATCTAGAAAGTATATTAAAAGGCCCAGGATTACATGCATTACTAATTAGTGCACCTTTTAGCGATTTTGGTTGTATACATCCTGATTTTGAACATATAATGAAAGTATGTAATGTAATGGATATACCTGTATGTTTAGATTTGGCATATTGGGGTATTGCAAAAAATGTTCATATAAATTTAAACGATTTCCCGGCTATAACAGAAGTTACATGTAGTTTAAGTAAGCCTTTCTTTACACTAGAAAACCATAGAGTGGGTGTTAGGTTCACACGAGATTATGTAGATGACGGTGTAAGTATGCTTAACGAAGTAAAAATGCAAAATAATTATAGTATGACGTTAGGTGTAGAATATATGCGTAATTTTTCTCCTGATTATAATTGGGAAAAATACAGAGACTTATATGAAACAGTTTGTCAAAACGAAGAATTAGTTTGGACTGATACTATGATTTTTGGATTAGGAGATGATGTGAGACATTCAGAATTTAACAGAGGAGTATCTGGTAATTATAGAGTCTGTATTTCGGACTGGATAGGTGACTGTTAAATAAATAGTTGCATTAATAACTACACAGGAGACACATAAATGATAGTTAATTCACACAATGATTGGGACCCTTTAGAGGAAATCATTGTAGGTCGAGCAGACCATTCCAGAATAGCAACTGATATTTCAGCAAGAAGTTTTAGTTATGCAAATTTTAAAAAAGAAGATGTAGAAAAATTAGAAGGCCCTTACCCGCAATGGGTAATTGATGAGGCTAATGAAGATGCAGATGGTCTAGCAGATGCTCTATCCAAAATGGGTGTTAAAGTGCACCGCCCTAAAGTTATAGATTGGGAACAAAAGAGTTACGATATCGGCCAAGGTTGGCAGTCAAAAGGCTGGTATAGTTGGTGCCCAAGAGACTTAATATTACCATTAGGTGATATGCTAATTGAAACTCCTACTCCTGTAAGAGCAAGATATTTTGAAACAAGATTATACGAAGACATTATGTATGAAGCATTTGAAGATGGTGCTTTATGGATGTCAGCACCTAAACCTAAGTTACATGATGACATGTATACATTTGAAGACATTGAAGACAAACCAACATTATTAGATCATGAGATATGTTTTGATGCTCCGAATATTGTAAGAGTTGGAAAAGATTTATTATATCAAGTAAGTAATTCAGGTAACATGAAAGGTTACAAATGGCTTAAAAGATTACTAGAGCCAATGGGTTATAAAATGCATTACAGTGAACTATACAGTTTTGCACATTTTGATAGCACCATTGTTCCACTAAGACCAGGACTAG